TTGTTCTTCAGTTAATTCAATGGGATTTCCCAGTTTTAAAGCATAATAAGTAGTTTTTGCTATATCTTCTACCATTACGGCTTTTTTCATTGCTGATTCGGAATCTTTACCAATAGTAAAAACCCCATGATTACGCAAGAGTACAATTCCAGTTGGGTCAGCATATTTACACACTTCTTCCCCAATTTCTGTTCCGCCAATTTCAGCGTATCCAGAACAAGGAATTTCTTCTCCAAACTCATCTGCCATCGCAGTTAGGTATACTGGTATATTTTTTCCACATGCAGCAAACGCTGTTGCAAATGTAGAATGTGTATGAACTACTGATCTTATTTCTGGTTTATTTTTGTATATAATTCTATGACTTTCAGTATCTGTAGAGGGTTTTAATCCTCTAAAGTGTTCTCCAGTTTCAATAACAACACTTGCTATATTACTTGTATTAATCTTATTAAACAAAACTCCACTAGGTTTAATATATAAATTTTTTCCGTCTGAAACACTAACATTCCCTGATGTCCAGCTTACTAATCCGAGTTTCCCCAATAAATCGTTATATTTTACGCATTCACGTACAGATGACATTTTATTTTTCCTTAATCATCTTAATAATATTAGTTGAGGAATACCCTTCTTTAAATGGATAAACATAAATTTCTATATTCTCCGGAATATTGTCTCTGTTGCGTATTTCTTCGGCTGTCCATTCTCCACCTTTTACAATAATTTGGGGTTGTAAATCTTTTATCAAATCTTTAGTATCAATAGCATCAAATATAATTACTTCATCTACTGCTTTTAAAGATTCGATAATTTTTTTTCTATCATTTTCTTTATTAATAGGACGTTTTTTGCCTTTTAATTGTCGAGTAGCCTTATCAGAATTTAGTCCTACAATTAATTTATCACCCAATAGTTTGGCAAAATTTAAAAGCTCCACATGCCCACTATGAACGAGATCAAATACTCCATTAGTAAAAACTATTTTATTATTAGGATTAACATCTATTTTAGCAACTCGTTTAACGTGACGGTATTCTCCAAATTTAGCATTTAACCAAATTTCTACTATTTCTAAACTAGTAGATAAATTAACTACCCAAGCTCCTAGACAAAGAATATTAGCATTATTATGTTCTCGTGTTAACGGAGCTGTTTGAGTATTGTGAACTAAAGCTGCTCTAATTCCTGCAACTTTATTAGCTGCAATACTCATTCCAATACCTGATCCGCATATTAAAATTCCTAATTGAACATCGTCAGAAGCTACAATGGTAGATGCTTGGTGAGCATAATCCGGATAATCTACTTTTCTGGTATCAAACGGACCAATATCAATTGGATTAAAAATAGAAGTTTTTATTAAATAATCTTTAATTTTTTCTTTTAATTCAATTCCGTTGTGGTCTGCTGCTAAGACTATGTTATGCATTTTTTAACCAATCCTTAACATTAATAGCTTTATCATCTATATAGATATCAGCAGAAGGTTTTTTTCCAATATTTAATGTATGATAGGGTATATTAAATTCTTCTAGTTGTTGACGTGTTAAGTTTTCGTAATTTTTACCAGAGCCTGACCCTCTTGCTGTTTGAATAATGATATGATGACCTTCTTCGTATAGCTTTCTTAATTTTTGAATACTTTGAAAAATAGGTAATGCATCAGGATAGCGCATTTTACCGTTTTCATCTTGAGTTTGTGTAACTAAGGTACCGTCTAAATCAAAACAATAAATCATCTAACACAGCCTTTACTTTACTTACAGGAGGATTCCACCCATTATCTTGGTGGGAATTTTCATATTTGACTAGATTTACCTCTGTTTTAAAAGGGTTCCAATCATGTTTATAACGTCTTTCATTATCTTTTCCTCCACTTTCAATACATTCTGAAATGAGTATTTGTGGGCATCCACACAATGATGCGAAATGCATCGGACCACTTGAAGTTCCAAGTATACATTTGGAACTTGCTAATACATCAGCCGTTTTTTCAAGTGGAATATTCATTAAATTATCACTATGAGGAACGTGAATTGCGTGTTCCGTAATACCAATTGACGCTACTTTTAAATTTTCTTGAAATAAGATTTCCCCTAATTCATTCCATTTTTCCGGAGGCCAATTTTGATTGGCTGTATGGAATTTAGTTGTTGATCGAGCATGTATTACTACATCATAATTTAATTCTGAATTCACTGTTCCATATTTTATAAATTTTTGTCTTTCTTTAAAAAGTTTAAGATATTCTTCATATCGAGGACCACTTGCATGATATTGAATAATAAATTGCTGAGTAGGAATGTATAATACGCTTGTTAGATTCAAGCTGTTTATTATATTTTCAATCCAGTCTTTAGGCATTTCTGCCCAGTCTAAACATAATGCTCCTGTTACATCCTTTCCGGGGCAGTCCCATTCAATATATTGAGCACAGAAATCCTCGTAAATAACGCCTCTTCCCGTTCTGCTAATTACGTTAATTGATTTAATATGCGGATAATCATACTTTAATTTTCGCAAATAACCCTGATAGCAGAATAACTCCCAACCGAATTCTCCTACCCACGGTCCAGCTAATATATTTTCTACATCATATATTTTTTGAGATACTTCTTCATGATTTAATTCAGGGGGTACCCACTCTTGATTAGTCATATTATGTAATCCAAGGTCTTTTTAATACAGTTAATCCGTTACAATTTTCATAGTGTTGGTCAATAACCCATCCTGTATAGGGATTTTCTAAAAATTCTTGTATGGCATGTCCAATACCTTTAGTTTCCCAGTGTGGGCACAGATAATTGCCTTCTTCATCTTTGTTATTTTGTCCTTTTTCTCCATAAAATTCTGTATCATGTAAGATAATATATTTTTTTACTTTTTGAGCATGAAGCATTAATTCTTTTGTTAACTGAGTATAAGTATGTAAAGTATCAATAAATAAAAGATCAACAGTATTAAATGAAAATTCTAAAGAACTTCCCGTAATAAATTTAAAATCAATATCATTGGCTTTGGCAATATTGGTAACAGTATCAAGATTTAGTTTAATTACTGTCGGTTCTTCATCTTTTTTACGATTAGGACTAAAGGGTTCAAAACTTAAAGCAAAAATATCAGGATTAACAATATCCAACGTAATAAAATATTTTGGAAAACCACTCATTAACCCAATAGTACTAGTAAAATCATTGGTTCCAAATTCACAGACTGTTTCACATTTACTAGCGTATTTTCTTAATGTTGGTAGGTGTTCATAAACATCTGAAGGATACCATCTAACAAAATCATAGACAAGATCTAAATGAGGCGCTTCTCCTTTTTTAGATTCAAAATTAAGGGTAACGCCTCCTGAATTATTAAATTTATTTAATTCTTGATTTAAGTATTTTTCTCGGTCTTCGGAAGTAACTACATCTCCAATAAGGATTGCATCATTCATTTTAGAGTTGGCTCCAAAGAGGGTGCCAATCTACGACTGGAGTCATGTGGTGTTTAGTTAAATGAGTTGCTACTCCTGGAACTGGACTAATGCAGGGGTATGATTGAAAGGCTTCCTCTGTAAAATTATGAGGAGCATGCTTTCTTATAATGGGTAGGGCATTTTTCCAGGTTTTAGCTTGTGCCATTAATGTATAAGTAGCACTGGGATTTGTTCTCCAATGACAAGCTGAGCCTACCATTAATCCACAAGCTTGCTTATCCATTGTATATCGATCAGGATAATCATATGGAACAAGAAAATGTTCCCACATTTTATCATCAATTACCTGCCGACAAATATTTAAAGATTCTCTGGTATGAAGATAATCATCTTCGACAATATAATGAATTTCATCTTCTTGACCTTCATTAATTCTTTTATTAAGTCTTTTTTCTAGTACATCTAATAATTTAAATGTATGTGCCCTATCTTGAATATCATGTGGTTCAACCTCAATGTATTGAGTAGAACATGTCTGAGATTCTTTCATAAATTCTAATGCTCCTGGGTTAAGTTCGTCGTGTAAAACAACAAAAGAATCTTTACCCGGAAGCGCCGCTATTTGAAGACTCATCCAGCATTTAAGTACTATTTCATCTTTATGACAATTAATCCAGCGTGCTACTCCACTAACTGTTTCTTCTTTACTAGTACATCTAAAATAAATAATCATTGATTAATTACTCCTAATCCACAGCTTCCTACAAAGCCGGTATGTATATATTTGGGATCGTTAAAAAATTTTTCAAAAGCAGGTCGTTCATAAAATTGATAAAGCCATTCGTTACGGGAAATATAATCTATTTCTGGCTTAGTAGAGATAGTTGAAAGTGACCATTCATGGTAAGCATAAGTGCATAAAGGAAAAGAATTAACAAGAATTTTTACAATTTTCATACAAAATTCTTGACGATGATCTGCATCTACAAATATTAGATCTGGAGTTTCTTCAATTTCATTCAAAAACTCAAATGCATCGGCTTCGTAAAATTCGATGAGTTCTTTGTCCATAGCTTCAGCAAAATGAGGACTTATTCTACGAGGTAATTTTGCGTCTACGCATAAAATTTTACCATTATTTTTATTAGTATTTATAGCTGCCGCCATTAACGCTGCACTCATTCCTTGAGCTGTACCTATTTCAAATATTATTTTAGGTTGAATACGTCGTACAAGTGTATATAAGATTAAACCTTCAATATAGTCTAAGGTTCCTGATCCCGCGTATTCTCCGCCAAAGTCTTGATGACACCAAATAGATTCTTTTAAAAACCATTCATCCCAAATAGTGTCATATTCTTGTTCTTCAAGTAAATAATTATTAAAAAAATCAGATAATTGTGTCCGAGACAAATTATCTGATTTATATTTTTGTTTGGTTTGTTCTTGAAGTATCATTCTTTATATTATATAGAAAATTTTAAAAAATAGCAAGTGGGGGTGTAAATACAAAGAGTATTGAAAGTAAAATAAGGAAGGTCCTAATAGACCTTCCTTATTGATTTCTGAATTTAGGGTATAAAAAATGGGAGCTAACCATGGGCTCCCGCGAATGTATTACGGCATCACCCGAACAAATGAAAGTTTCTGTTGCCAGGTACTTCCAAACCCCGAGTAATTACGCTGCTAGAGCGTAATCCTCAAACGCTTCATTATCATTGGCGTTTATTGTTTTCTTGCGATTAAGGCTGCTTGCGCACCTGTCTCTCCAGTTGCTTTTACTGTATCAGTCGATCCTATTTCGCCCCCAATATAAACATATTTAATATTGCAATATCCACACTGCACAGGTTTATCTTTTACATCATAATATACTACAGGATGGTCCTTACTGCACGTAACATAAGGTTCCATAATAGAGATAGTCTGAATTTGATATGTCCACGGTGTATTGGTGGAGGCGGTGGGTATTGCACCCACGTCCTGGCTACCTATTTTGCTTCTATCATTGAGACATTTGAAAAAGTTTTGTATCAATTTCGAGTTCTTTAATTTTGTCCACTTTAGTTTTCCAATTAAAGATTCGAAAATCATCTTCTTCTAAATCCCATACTAATTCCATACCTTCTGGATAATTTTGTTCTTTTCCAGCACCACTAATTTTAGTGGCGACAAAATCACTAGGTAAATCTGGGATTCGAGCAAAAAACATTTTCCTCTCATCACCAGATTTTTTCTTAAAACTACCTTTAAATGCTTTCATATAAATATCTCCTTTGATACTTATATCATACATTATTTTTGAGGATGTTTCCAGTTTTTATTGGGTTTTGAAGGTGAGGAATGGTGTTTTATTTTATTTTGTTGACTTAATTGTCGGTTACGCTTAAACAATCTAATTTCTGCTTTTTCTTGAGCAATTAAGCGTTTCTTTTCATTTTTTTTAAATCGCGCAATCCCTCGTTTCTGTTCTAGGCGTTTTCTTTCACCTTTACTGAGATAGTATTCTCTTTCTTTTATCTCTTTTAAAACGCTTTCACTGTTTAATTTTTTTTGAAGGATTTTATAAGCTTTTCCTATATCGTTATTATATACTTCTATTTTCATATTAATAATTTACTTTTTATTGTTTTTATGGGGTATTTACCTATTACTGTTCTAGTTAGGACATTATTTTTAAGTAGAGCAAAAGCAGGAAAACTAGTAATTCCATATTTCTCACAGTTAGGATTATCTTTAAACGACTGTGATTCCCGATTGGTTACATTTTCACAGTTATTTAAAACTAAATCTACATACTTTTTTTGATTTACATCTAAATAGAATCCGATTAGCTTAAACATTGTTTTTTTACTTGCCAAAATCCCCTAAATTTGTTATCATAGTTTCAATAAGATCAATGCGAGACCGAAGTTTATCAATATCTTCTTGTAAATCTTTAATAGCACCGTTGAAATCAGTAACAACTTCACGAATGTGCCCTTGTAAATCTCGCACTTCAATCTTTAAGTCTTGTCTTGTTAAATACATAATATTAACTATAAATTATTTTTAACAAAATGTCAAATAAAAACTAATAGTGAAAAGAGTAATTATGCCCAGAAAAAAATCTAATTCAACTACTTTAGCTACCGCATCTGTTAGCGGAACTACAGATATGTTGAATTTACTAACAGACGCATCTTACGTAGTTAAATGGAATGCTCCATTGGCTATAGTATGGATGAACGATATAGCACCTAGATTGGTGAATTATATAGAAATAGATACTTATAATACAATGGTTCGTCGTATAAATAACTATCTAAATCAATTAGAAAAAATGAGATACTATAATAGTCAGGAAGTATGGGGTTCTTTATCTCCAACTCGACTTGAAGAAATATAATGTATAAACAATCTAAAAATCCTTATCTTAATTTAATGAAATCTTTTAAGAAAATTCATCAAGACGCTACCCTAAGTGTAAGTGGAAAACTTAATATTTATAAAAATATACTTACTTCATTAGAAAATGAATTGAAGGTTTATAAATTTTATCGGCACCCAGCATTTAATAATAAATGGTATGCTAAAGATAACGTAAGTAATAAAAGTATAATAGAAAGTAAATTTAATTTAAAAAATCCTTGGCATTTATTTTTAGATAACTTTAAAAAAATTATGAACTCCTCAGTATTAACTGAAGAGACTAAACATAAAAATATTGCCATTGAACTCATTTGGTTTTATAATACTCCTAGAGTAGAAGATTGGGTTTTTACTAATACTAAAAGGAAAAATAATTATGCCTAGTCATCAATGGATTAAAAAACATCAAAGAGGACAAATCGGACAATTAATTAAGAAAATGATTGAAAATAGTTATGATGAACATTTGGGATATTGGTATGAAGTCTTGAATGAAGCTAGAGAAGGTATTGTCCATGATGGTAAATTTTCAAGGGATGGAATACGTTGGCTTGATAAATTAGCTTCATTAGAAAAAATGCTAATATCTGAAGGATTAACTGACGAGTTAAAAACTCGTGCATCTGTTAGTAGGAAGACTGATGAAAAATGACGGATTAGCTGAAGTTAAACATACTTATCATCAGGGGTGGCTAGTAATAATTAATCACTATGAAGGTACTCCTGAGATATGGGGAAAATATATACATGAAGAAGAAGCGAATCAAGAAGCTGAAACGTGGAATTCTGGAAGGTTAGGAGATAAAAGAAATGAATCATGATATGAAGTTAATGCAAAATGTTCAAAAGCAATTATGGGAAGTAATTATGTCTTACCCTGAAGAAGATAGATTAAAAGTGGCATCAGTAGCTTTGAAAGTTACTATTCAACTTTATCAGACCGTGTTAGATACAGAATCTTTAGAACATGTTTTTGAATATGCGTTAGATCATCTTCCCGAGATTCCTTTCGTTCTTAGTGAAAAGAGGATAATACATTAATGCCTGAAGGTCCTGAAGTTACGATTGTAACTAAACAGTTAAACAAGGCAGTTCAGAATAAAACCATTAAAGATATTGAAATAGTATCTGGGCGTTATCTTAAAAAAGAACCTAGCGGATTTACGGATTATGTAAATTGGACTGTTAATGACTTTCCACAAACAGTGTTGGAGGTAAATAACAAAGGTAAATTTATCTATTGGGTAACTACTTCTGGAGTAATTTTTTCTACTCTCGGAATGACGGGTACATATAAAACTCAAGATAATAAATATGCTCGTGTTAAGTGGGTTTTTACTGATAATAGTGAAATTTATTATTCAGACATGCGAAATTTCGGAACACTTAAATTTTTTCATCGTGAAGGGTTTACAGCAGCACTAGAAAAAAAATTGAGTGAATTAGGTCCCGATATGCTAAATGAACCATGTGACAAAAATACTTGGTTACAGATATGCGAAAAACGAAAAAATCAATCTTTAGTTAAATTTTTAATGGAGCAAAAAAATGTCTCAGGTGTGGGTAATATCTACAAATCTGAAAGCTTATTTCTTGCGGGTTTGGCTCCGCATCGCACGGTGGGGGAGTGTAGTACAAAAGAGTTGTTACGACTCTATGATTCGGTCAAAACTGTTTTAAAAAACAGTTTTGAAACAGGAGGCGCTACGATTAGAAATTATTCAGATTTATACAACAATCAAGGACACTACGTATCTTTTCCATCCAAAGCTGATGAAATGATGAAATCACGTATTGGGGTTATGGTATACTCTCAAAAAACAGATCCATATGGTAATCCAATTATAAAAATTAAATTGGATGATCAAAGAACTACATACTATTCACCAGAGGTTCAAAAATGAATATTAGAAAAAACGGTTATCGAAAATTATTAAAGCGCGTATCATATATTTTAGAGGATAATCCTCAAGATATTGTAGACGATGATGAAGGACTCATATATACTGGCGGCTTATGGGAATTAGTTTCTCCACGACAAATAGATGAAGAGGACGAATCTATTCCGGATTCTTTAAAGGAAGAAATAATTGATAATCCTAGAAAAATTGGGTCGGCTAATTTAATGTATGTTCAAGATTTAATTGAAAAATACTGTGTTACTAATCCCACGTATGTTAATAAGCTACCAAAAACTTCGAATGTTGTAAGTTTAGAAGCATGTGTTAAAGCTTTTACTACTCATATCTTAGACGAATTGATAGCAGAAAAAATAGTAAGAGTAATGCCCCATATTAAAAGAGAACAGTCAATCAAATTAGTAGTAGATAATACTAGAGAGGAAAAGTCTAATGTCGCAAGCTAACGAAAAAATATATCAGACTTTGGATAAAACAGACGTAAGTGATCAAATTAATAAAATTGTAGATCAATTTCAAATACAAGAAGATGCACGAGAGATTGTTAATGGAATTATTAAAGAAATGAAAGATACTTATGGATTACCACCATCAGTAATTAGATCAACGGCTAGTATTATCCATAAACATAATAAAGAAGAAATAGAAGAAAAAAACGGACAGGTTGAGGAACTTTTGGTTTTTTGTCAATAAACACTTTTTTAAAGGAAATGAATTATGAAAATGATACTTACATATATTAATTGGTATAAATATGATATTTGTCATAATTGGAATGCAAGTCACTGGAATAGATTATGTGGATACTCCATTATGGTTTTATTTGGTCTTAATATAGTGTTTCTCACATTGTTACTAATAATATCTAGTTAAAGAAATATTTAACTTGCCAAATATTTAAAAATGATGTAAAATAAAATTATGGAATAACCCATAGGGAATTGCATAAATGAATTCCCGATATTAATCTTGCTTAATGAGGAGAAAAAAATGGTTAATACATCGATGGTCACAACATATGACTGGACGCCTTTTAGACGTCACACTGTAGGGTTTGATAATATCTTTAATCTTATGGATAAATTTTTAGACGATTCTACGATAATTCCAAATTATCCCCCTTATAATATTTATAAGATAGATGGTAATAAATATTGTATTGAACTTGCTATAGCAGGTTTTACAGAGAAGGACGTTGAAGTAACGTATGCACAAGACACTCTTACGATTACGGGACATAAAGAAGAAAAAAATAAAGATTCCGTTATTCATCGTGGGATTGCTAATCGTAACTTTACTCGAACTTTTAACGTTGCAGATGATGTAATTGTTAAGGGTGGTTCACTTAAAAACGGCGTTCTCTCTATTGATTTGGAAAAAACTATTCCTGATGAGAAAAAAGAACGTGTTATTAACATATCTACTTAATAACTTATAAACTAGATAGAAGGGGGTTTAAACCCCCCTTTTTTTATTTACAATGCCTTTTCTTGGATATAACCCTAAAATTTTAAACTGCTATGATAAGCTAAGTGAGCCTGTAGTTGATATTCCAGCTACAGACGATACTGCTTGGTTATATTTTAAAAACGAAAGATGGGTTTATAATAAATTAAATATTGCATTATCTCAAAATATAGAATGTGGTCCTATTGGAGTTAAACCGTCTTTATATCCTGTAGTTGTCAAACCTATCTATAATATGTTTGGTGGAGGAATAGGGGCACAAAAAATAAATAACTCGATTCAATTAGAAAATTATCGGTATCCTGGATGTATGTGGATGGAATGGCTTACGGGTGCTCATTATAGTTATGATATTATGGTTTTAGAGGGAAACCCTATCTGGTCAATTACGTTTGAGGGACACTCAATAGGAAAAGGAATGTTTGACTATTGGGAAGTTATTAAACCTTCTACGTCAAATATTTCGTATGTTTATGATTGGATAAAAACTCATTTAAAATCTTATACAGGTTGTATTTGTTTAGAAACAATTGGGGAACAAAGTCCTACTATTATTGAAATTCATTTAAGGATGGGAGACGTTGATAGGCTGGGCAATTATAATCTAATAACTAATGTTATTAGATTATATGAAAATAAAATATGGAAATTTAAAGAGGAAATTCTTGAGTTTTATTTATTTGCTATCTGGGGTGAATTTGGGGTAAAATATACCATATCTCAAAAAGTCGTAGAGACAATTTGTAAGGATTTAATTAGCTATCAAATTGATAAACCAGAATTATATTATCAAAACCCTATTGGAGGAGTAAGATTAGCAATTCTAAATGACTCCAATAAAAAGAATTGTTTGACGGCACGACGTAATTTAATAAACCAATTTACCCCAACTATTCCTAGATATCTTCGAGATAAGTTAATAAGTTGAAATAGTATTTGCTAAATGCTAAATATTATGTTACTATACATTCATGTTAAGTTTAGAATTACTTAAAGAAAATTCTTCTTTTCTTTTACAATCTATCGAAGAAAAACCTTATGACAACTCTCTTTATTCAAAAAAAATTGGTTATCAATTATTCGATTTTATGTATTCTAATGATGGTATAGGTTTGTCTGCGAATCAGATTGGATTAAATTACCGAATGTTTGTGATGGGCGATAAGGATGTTCAATATATCTGTTGGAATCCTCAAATTCTTGAGTATTCTGGGAATTTAGTAGAAAAAATGGAAGGATGTTTAAGTTTTCCAAATTTATTTCTTAAAGTAAAAAGATCCAAAGAAGTTAAAGTTAGCTATTTAAATGAATATGGGTTACAAATTATTTGTAACTTATCTGATAGTTGGTCTCATTGTTTTCAACATGAATTAGATCATTTAGATGGAATTCTATTTACTCATAAAATTAGTAAATTAAAGCTAGATATGGCGTTAAAAAAACGCTACAAATTAACAATGAAAAGGAAAATAAATGATTAAGTATTTAACAGCCTTAGTGGTAGCAATAACGCTATTGTTTCCACTAACTTCTGTAGCACAAAACACGGAAGCACCCGTCAAGAAAATTAAGGAAATGTTATATCCTACTGTAATGGTGGATTTAGCAAAGGGAGCTGGATCAGGTACTGTTGTTTTTAGTGATTTCAGAAAACATATATCATGGAAAGATGAAGGCATTTGGACATTAGTTCTTACAAATCATCACGTAATATCTGACGCAATTTCTATAATGGATAAATTTGACCCAAGAAAAGGAAAAACTATACAAAAAGAAACTCGCAGACCTGTTCATGTTCGACTATGGGACTATAATGATTATAGTACAGCAGTAGGTACCACAGGACGAGTAGCTCGTATTGTTGCTTGGGATAGGGATCGTGACCTTGCTCTTTTACGATTAGACGATAAAGAGCGTGTAATTAAAAGTATTGCTAAATTCTGGCCAGAAAAGGTGGGTGGCCCATATTTGTTTCAAAAGGCATGGGCCGTCGGTAGTGGTTTAGGAAATCCGCCATATCCAACAGAAGGTTTATTAAGCGGTATTAGTGGAAAAGATAGACAAGGACGTGCTTTATATTTGTCCAGTGCTCCTATTATTTTTGGTAATAGTGGCGGTTCTTTATGGGCATACAGTAAGAAACGAGATAGATATGAGATGATTGGTGTACCGTCAATGATTAGTGCTTTTGGATGGGGGACAGCTGTTCCACATGTTGCATGGTCCAGACCTATTTCTGAAATTCGTGCATTTTTGAGAGAAAATGACTTTGGATTTGTTATAGGAGATGAAGATGTTGCAAAAAAAGAACCCAAAGTTGATGAAGACTCGAAGGAGGTTAAATGAAGTATTTAACCTTAATATTATTAACTATGTTAATTGGGTGTCAGACAATTGATACTCTTTCTCCAGATACCTCATCAATTAAATCATTTGTTAAGACACAACAGAAAGCTGATAAAAAAATCCCTGCTCCCTCTCCTTCGCCTAATAACACAGATATTATACAAACTATAAAACCTGTAATATGCGGTCCTATGGATGAAGTATTACATAGTATGATGAAAGAATATGATGAAAAACCTTTTGCAATGTGGCAAGATTCAACTCATGGATACCCGGTAATATTGTTAGTAAATAAACAAACTCGAACTTCTACAGTATTAGAATCTCCGGGTCTGATTGGAGATTCCGTATATCATAAACAAGCGTGTATTATATCAGTAGGAGTGAATACCGTGGTAGCTGAACCATCTTCCGTGAAAACGCATATACACTTAATCGAAAAATAAATGTTTGAATATAAATATGATGTAGAGTCGGAAACCTTACCGTCAGGACGAACTTATTCTACTCCTGACGGTAAATTTCCATCTATTACTACAATACTGGGAAAAACTTCAAATCAAGCTTGGTTACAAGCTTGGAAAGATAAAGTTGGAGAAGAGGAAGCAGCTCGCATCTCTAAAGAAGCTACGGATAGAGGTACCTTAGTTCATGAATATGCTGAAAAATTTTTTAATAAAGAAGATATTTATGAAAATTTAGCTAAGGAAACTAAAGATGTTATCCAGATGACCAAAGATTTGGTTCGTTCTGTAGAAAAAGGTGTAACTAAAATATGGGGTCAAGAATTAGTTTTATGGAGTAAAGATTTAAAATTTGCTGGACGCACTGATATGGTAGGAGAATGGAAAGGAATTCCAGCAATTATTGATTTTAAAACTTCCCGTAAAAAGAAATATATTAGACAAATAAAAGATTACTTTCTTCAATGTACTGGATATGCGTATGCTCATAATGAATTATATAATACCAATATCAAAAAAATAGTTATTGCAATTACGGTGGAGAATAATGAACCGCAAATTTTTGAAACTAATGCACTTGTACACGTTCCTGATTTAAAATACAGAATTACTCAATTTTATAAGTTGAATTTGGAAAAATAATAATTGCTATGAGGGGGAAGGTTCAATATAATAAAAATTATATCTCTAAAAGTTTAGAAAATTTCTTTCTTTTCTGTGAGTTATTACCAATTGAAAGAAAGATAGTTAAAGATTGTTTATCGGCCCAAAAACAGTATGGAAAGTTAACTACTCGTCGCTGGGTACGTATTATGCAAATTTATACAAAATATAAAAAGTTGGAAAATTAATGATTCATATTACAGAGGCAGCCAAAAAACATTTGTTAGAGATTACTGCTGACAATTGTAAAAAAATTAAATTAGCCGTAAAAGGTGGAGGATGTTCTGGATTTAGTTATGATTGGCAGTTAATTGAAGAAGGGTTAGATGATGATGAAAAGTTTCCACTGGATAATAATCACAATCTACTTATAGATGGGATGAGTTTACTATATTTAGCAGGGATGACCATTGACTATAAAAAAGATATTTTTGGAAGTCTTTTAAAAATAGAAAATCCTAACATTCAATCTTCGTGTGGGTGCGGGGAATCTTTTACTGTTTAATGAAATTAACTTAATGAAAATGACTTTAGCCACTAAATTAGTTAATTAAGGGAGAATAAATATGGATTATATCACAAAAATTAAAGATTGGGCTGGTGCTATTACTGAATTAGGAATTGTAGTTGTCGCTCTGGTAGTAACTTTACAAATTCTATTTGGAGGTTCTGCGGTCCCATTCTTTGGAGTCGACGTTATTTCGAATATCACAAGTATCGTCGCTAAATTAGGAAGTCATGGACTAGTTGGACTCGTAGCCATTGGCGTAATTGCTTGGGCATTTCATAGACGAGGGCCTGGTGTTTGAATTTTAAAATAGGAGAAAAAAAATGTTTAATTGGTTAAAAGCCAGACTAACAGAAAAAAGTTCCTGGAATGGTGTTATTGTAGGAGCTGTTGCTTTAATTAGTTTACTCGGCGGCTATAGTTTAATTGAGACCGCCCTCTGGGCAGCCATTGTTTGGGCTGTTTATAATTTTTGGTGGAAAGAAAAAGTATAATTTTCCACTAAGTTTTGGCCATGATAATGGTTAACAGTGGCTAAAGTCATTTTATACTAAAAATAAATAAAAGAGAATTGGAATAAGTCATGCTTAAAGTATATATACTTATAGTTGTTATTGGACTATTGGGGGGTGTACTATATGGTGGTTATTACTATTATAAAGACACACAAGAGAGAATTCAAATCCTTACTGAAAATAGCGCAAAGTTAGAAACCGCAAAAAAAGTACAAGATAAAACTATAGAGACATTGATTGCTGATCAAAAAAAATTTGAAGCACTTAACAATGAGTTGCAAACTAAATTAAATGCAGCACATGACTATAAGAATACTCTTATAGATAAATTGCGTAAACATGACCTTGTAAAATTAAGTTTGAAAAAACCAGGGTTGATGGAAAAGAAAATAAATGATGGAACTAAAAAATTATTTAGATCACTGGAAATTCTTACTGGTGCCAAGCCTCCTGCTAATACTTCTAGTGTCAAGCGGGTGCAGTAGCTGGAAAAAAATTCTTCCGGTAGAAATTAAAACTGTAGAAGTTGAGAGAACGGTTCCAATACAGAATCGCCCTTCTCCCGTAAAAATGAACAACATATATTTTTATGTTGTTACTGAGCAAAACTTTAAAGCGTTTAAGGAACGCTTTATAAAAGAAAATGGTGACCTTGTGGGATATGTGTTGAGTGTAAGGGACTACGAAACTCTGGCGTTGAATATGGCAGAATTGAAAAGATATTTACAACAGCAAAAAGAGATTATTGTATACTATGAAAAAGCAGTGACACCGAACTCTAATAAAGAAGAAAAGAAAAAGGATAAAAATTAATGAAAAATTTACTGATGATTACCGCCACTGCAGTTTGTGTTATGTTACTTTCTGGTTGTCTTGCGACAAATCAACAGAAAGGTGCGGTGATTGGTGGAGCAACTGGCGGTATTTTGGGAAATCAAATTGGCGGTGGTTCTGGTAAAATAATTGCGACAGGAGTTGGCGTGTTACTTGGCACAATGACAGGCGCTGCTGTTGGTCAAAATATGGATAAACCTCCTACTGTAGTTTATCAAACTGTGAATAAACCTCCTACTGTAGTTTATCAAAATGGGGTAGCACCCGGTCCGTGTTCCAATATTCAAAATTCTGGAGTTCGTAGTTCTTGTCAACAAGGTCTTGCAGACCGTAAACGGGAAGAGCAACGTCGAGCAGAACAACGTGCCTATCAATGTTCCCGTTATGAAAAATGTAGGGAATGACTGTTTATACAGCTTATTTAAGATGTCCTCGATGTGGGTTTAATCAACACACATGGGTAAAACGAGGTAAATTTTTACCCCATAATACTACTTTATGTGAAAGATGTCAGGTTTTATATCCAGCCGATGAAAACTTATTTCAAATTTTGTTAGCAAACTCAGTTAGTTCCAGTCGTTCATTACTGAATGCTAATGTTTAATTTAACTTGACATTTATCTTCCTTTATAATATAATAAAAAAATAACTGTATTATACAGGAGAAAGAAAAATGAAGCTATCAGAAGCATCCAGTGTGTCCTCTTCTTCAGAAGAAGGGCTTTTTTTATGGGATGACGGTTATGAAGAGATAACTCCCGAAGCTCATCGAAAAATAATTGAAAGATTTTTAGTAGCAGGTGCAGAGGCTATCAAAAAAGGTGTTTGGTTTGGAAACTAGTAGACTTAAAAATTTGGCATTAGTAAAACCAGAGGAATGTATACTCCGTGCCGAATACATGGTGTAATTTAGAACCAAACGATGTTGCTTTGGTTATGTTCAGTGGGGGGCTTGAAAGCTCAGTGGCTGCCGAAAAGGTAATGCGCGAAACTGATGCTACCTTAATTTTAGCTCATATTTTAGGGCCGCATTATTGGGCATCTGCCCAATACCAAGGTGCGCAAAAAATAAAGGAATATTTGAACACTATAGCGCCAGTTAATATGCTGGTCTTTGAAAATAC